GTAGCCGGAGCCGTCGGTTTCGGCTACAGTCGTCCATTGTTTGATTATTTCTTCCATTCCGGTACTCCTTCAATGCTTTTTTTTGCGTCTTTGCTGCACGGGATAATCTCAATTGCATCCGTAATGATTATGTCCGGTACAGTCACCGTGAACTTGCATTCTTTCGGTTTAGTAGTGCCGCTTACGGCAAGCTGTGATATAGATGCCGCGCCTTCCCAATACCATAGACGGCGGCAGTCTTTAAGCGTAACCTCTGTCCCGTTTTTTTCTTCGAGAGTCCCGTAAAACACTCCCGAGTAGCTGCCTCTGACGATAACCTTTTTGCCGATAATTTTTTCCATCTTTCAATTTCCTCCTAAAAAATATCTTTTGTAGTAAACCCCGTCGCCGAAACGGTTTATACCACGCTCCATCGACCCGCGCACATCAATTCCCGCTGCCTTCAGCTCTGATATGCGGGAAGTAAGACTTCCGACCGAAAGCTCTCTGAACGCTTCCTGCACCGTTATACTGCCGTTGCGTTTCATGTAGTCAAGTACCTGTCTGCATTGCGGTTTCATCTTTACCTCCAATTCCGCTTGAATATGTCAAGCCATTCTTTGTCGCCGAATCCGTAAACCTTCATTGCTTTTTCCTGCGCCTCGCTTTTCAGCCGCCTGTTAAGCGCCTCATCCGCGTGTACAAGAGCATGATGCCTGCGGCACAGATACACGGTCAGACCGTACCTGTCGGAGGCTCTGCGGTGAGCGCCCTAGAATACGTGATGACACTCAACCGCCGCGCTGCCGCAAATGAGGCATCTGCGCTTTTTCTGTAAAACACTCTTCACCCCATGCCTCCTTGATGGCTTCTATCTCCGCTTTGGACCATACGGGTATTTCAAGGCTTTTCGCCTCCTGTACAATGCCGTCAAGCAAAATGCCCATTTCCTCGCGGTCGTACTCGGACGAGCCGCGGTAAACCTTGTAGTGGTTGAATTTCTTCCCGCGCACGGAGGATGTGCCCATAAGCTCAAAATACTTAAAATACGGAGCAACATCCACCCCCGCGCGCACACTTACCACATCGCTTTGTCCGTAGTCCTTGAGCGCCTGCAGATATACTTCCTCCTTCGACAGCCTCATGACGTTTGCGATCTCCGTGCACAGTTTCCAGCAGAGCGCATTTGCATTGAGGCTGCGAGCCTCCCTGTGCGGTTTCATCACTATGTCAAGGTCTTTGCCCTTGAAATCGTCAAAGTACCGTCTGAAGTCCTCAGAAAGCGAAATTGTAAGCCTTTGAGTCCCCTTGCGGGAGAAAGAGAGCGCATCCTCGTCATAAGAACCGCGTGTTTTCAGTTCCATGTTATCTTCCTCCCGGTATAATCTTCTTTTTGAGACAGTCTGCAAAGTATTCAAGCTCCGGCAGATACTTCGACTCAATCCAGTTTTTGTCGTATTCGACGGGGAAGTGCTCCAGCCTGTTCGGATCAATCGGATTGTAGTAGTTTTCGTAGTCCTCCGGCAAAAGAGCGTATGCGTCAATAACGCACTTTTTCCCCGTCGCAAACATCTCAACCTGACATTGCATCCAGTAAGCCCGGCTGACGGTAAACGGCTTGTCCGCCGAATGAGTTTTGACCTCGTGCACGGTGTATTTGTCTTCACCGTCGAGATTAACTCTCAGGCGCAAGCGCCTAATCTTAATTTGACGGTCTTTTTTTCGTATTCCGAGCGCATCAAGGATACGATGCTCATATGCTGTGCCTGCCGCCATAGCAGGGGTAGTGAAACTGTTATGAGTAATACCGAGCTTTTGAGCCCACCATTTGGCAAAGCTTTCGGTGTTTCTTCCGGCGCACATAATGGTGTAGGTGTCGCTTGCGCCGAACCATCCGCTTCTGTCGTGATTTTTAATCATTTCCTCAGCTCCGCTATGATGGCGTATGCGTTTGTAAGTGCCTTAAGCACTATATCAAACTGCTTGCGGTTAACGTTCATTCCCGTAAGGATGTCGTCTTCGCTCATTCCTCTGCGTATCTTCTCGGTCATAAGCTGTTCAATGTACTCTTTGACTTTGAGAGGATTGTGCTCCGAGAGCTCCTCCTTGCAGACGGTCGGCTCAGTGTCCTTTTCGTTGAGCCAAAGCCCAAAGCCCAGCCCCGTTCTTATTGCAACGCCCTTAACAAAGGCTCTGGCGTGCGCATTGGATATTCTCAGTTGATTCAGCGTGTCCTCGTAGACAATGTTCGCACCGTTCATGAGAGGATATGTCTGTATAAATTCTTTATCGTCAATGTGAATTTTCACCTTGACGAAATAGTTACCGCATTTCCGTCCGTCCTTGTTTTCCGTGTGAGCCGATGACCAAACGAGAGAGCCGTTCGTGTCCTCGATAGGGTCAAACCAAACTTCCGCCGCTCCGTTCTCGTGCAGCAGCTCCGCGCATCTCGCCCAGCTCAGATAGGGTATCTGTATCTTGCGTCCCTTGTCGTCCTTTGCCTCCCTCGTGTCGCAAAAAGGCAGCACGTCTATCTTTCTCAATTCCTCATACGGCTTCAGCATATTCGCTCTCCCCCTCTTCTTCCTCGTCGTAACGCTCGAAGTCGTCACTGCCGCACCATGGGCAAAGCTCCTCAGTATATTCTGCTCTGCAGGGAGCACCCCAAAAATATTCTATCCACGAAGTTGTCTTTTCGTCGGGAGAATCGAAAATCTCTCCGCACCTTTCACACCTATACATTAGCCCTTCCTCCATAAAATTCTTAAAATTGCGATCTCCGCCATAAACCACAGAATGCATCCGATGATAACCACTGCGGGAACGAACGAGTCGCCCACGGCACTCAGCGATACTATTATGAGGATGAACGCCACCCCGTTAAGCACCGCCAAAAGCACATTTCCAATACGGCTAAGCACCGCAATTAACATCTCTGCTGTTTTCATTGTGTTCCTCCCTGTAGTGTTGGTAGTCGGCAAGCAGACCCCAGTCCACTATGAGTCTGTGAAGCGCCACAAACGCATCCGCTTCTCTGTTGTCACGCGCGTCCAAGCACGCCTTATACAGCCGCTCCTTGTCCTTGTATGTGTAAAGTCGTTTCATCTCACCACTTCCACCAGTTCAACTTTTTCGCATCTGATTTTTCCGTCGCTCATGTACGGTACGCATACACCGCAAAGCCACTCCCAACGGATGAGGACTTTCCATATCTTCCCATTCATGTGCTGTTTAACCCACTCAAGAGGCGCAACGTTTATTCCGCAGCCGCATTCGGTGCAGCGGTCAAAATTGACAACTTCCTCAATTACCCCTCCTTTTTCTATTTTCCAGTTGTCGGGAGGCGCAAAATTTGAGTTAAAGGTCTTATATGCAATGTAACCGTCAGTCGTCCTCTCAAAGTGCGCATCAATAAAATTGACCGCCGAAAGAAGTCCCTTTGCCCCGCTGAGGTCTGCCCCGCTGAGGTCTGCCTCGCTGAGGTTTGCCCCGCTGAGGTCTGCCCATCTGAGGTTTGCCCCGCTGAGGTCTGCCTCGCTGAGGTTTGCCCATCTGAGGTTTGCCCCGCTGAGGTCTGCCTCGCTCCCGTTTTTATCCCCGTCCATCCACAATTTGTGCTTGCGGAGGATTTCATTCAGTTCAATTTGTGTCATTTGCACATCACCCTCGCAAGCTCGGTCTTAAGTATGTATTTGCCGTCAAAGTATTTGCCGTAGTGTTTGGCGACAGACTGATAGCTTATACCCAGCACCTTTGTCACATCTCCGCGCGACAAAAGCAGCTTGTCCGGACATACTCTGTTCAGCTCTTCAAGGCAGAGCCGATAGCCTTCTTTTTCCCTTGCCATAACCTTTCTCCTCTTTCTGTTTGTCAGCCCTCACGGGCTTTTGCCGCCTGCTCACGGGCGTATGCGTGATATTTGTCTTTAAGCCCCGCGTCCTTGATCAGCTTGTAGTACGCCTCGAACCACTCATGGGAGCGCTTCCTTCTCTCTTCAAGCTCAATTCCGACCGGGTTTTCTCCGCACTCGGCGTTTATCCTCACCATTGCGAGAGCTTTTTTGAACAGCATTTCTTCAAGTTCGGGCATCATTTATCCTTGCTGTTGATCTCCTCAAGTATCTTCCGTGCCTCGCGGTCCTCTTCCTGTTTTCGGGACAACATTATCCACCGTTACAACCTGCTTGCGTTGCGCTGCCGCTTTTATAATTGCAGCGTCGTTTCCGAGTCTTGCTTCAAGCGAATTCGTCACATGGATCGCGGCTTCGTACGCAAACGCTGCTTCAAAGCCGCTCAGCGGCATTATGGCATCGAGCATCATGTTGGCGTACTCCAACACTATTTCGTTCGGCAAATCCATTGTTTTATCGTCATAATTAGACTCCAGCAGCCGCTTTTCAAGCTCATCGAGTTTCTTCTCAAGCTTCGGGTTTTCTTTCCGTTTATTCATCTCGATGTCTCCCCCTCCGTTGATCTCCTCAAGTATCTTCCGCGCCTCGCGCAGCGCACGCTCTGACTTCGCGCTGTGGTATCTCCCCTCCAAAGCCCGCGTGAAGTATGACGCAGAAGTTTTCTCTCCGCTTCTTTCCTCAATTCTGCGGCACAGCTCGTTGAGTGAAAGTTCCGCGTCAATCATGCCGTGGCGGATGTCCTTGTTTGTGCTCATATCAGCACTCCTTTCTTTTTTTCTGCACTTGACAGAATTTGTAATTTGTGCTACTATGATATTGCAACGTATCACAGCAGCCGCGCCGAGCGGCTTTCTTTTACCAATACTCGGCAACTTTTTTCTCTTCACCCCTGTATAAAGCGGCGTGGGAAGCGCCGCCTTATATGAGAAGAAGATGGTATGAAACACGGCTTTCGCCGGGGTTTCCTGATCGCATCGGAGTGCCCTGTTGCCCGTTGACACTCCGATGCTGTCGATTAAAAAGTTTGAGGTATGGGCAACCAACGAGATGTTACAGAAGCACGATCATGCTCGCTGCTTCTGGTAATAGTATAGTACAAAAAATATGTACTGTCAAGGCAAAGTACAAATATTATGTACTTTTGGAGGATGCTACAACGAAAGGACAATATTTTTGGATACATTAACTAAGATACTCGGAACAATGAAAGAGCAGCGGGTATCGCAGCAGGAAATCTGTCAATATTTGAATTTAACCAAGCAGACTTTTTCCGAGTGGAAAGCCGGTAGAAGCGAATCATACTTGAAATATCTGCCCCAAATTGCCGAATATCTCGACGTATCTGTAGATTACCTGCTCGGTAAAACGCCCTCACCGGAAAGGGAGAATATCCCCGAAGACGAAAAAAGGCTCCGCGAACTGCTCTCGCAGATGTCCGAGGAACAGCTGCAAACAGCTTTAAAAATAATCTCTGCCATCGCAGAGGAGAAGTAATAGTGATAGTGAACACTTGACCCTATATGCGGTGCATTAAGCACCAAATTTTAGCTGCAGCTTTGGAAAGGCGGTGATATATTATGATAAGCAAAATGCTTTCTAATATGTCGCTCTTTCCGGGCTTTCCGCAAGCTCCGTTTCGGTCTCGTCTTTCGATGAGCGCCCCGCAAGCGTAGAAACGGAGAACCACACTAAGCAAACTGTCGCCTCAGTTGTATAACAGCCCGTCGGCGTCGGGTTATCAGCCGGAGCGCACAGACCTACCTGTGTTAGCGTACCTGTTATACTGCGTGTGGCTGAAAGCCAAATGCAGAGCGGAGCGGCAACAGGCGAGTTGCCGCGATGCTTAACGCATCGCATATAGGGTCAGGTGGAGAAGTAATTCGGTGTCACGGCGGGGACGGAGACCTCACGGATCTTGCAAGCCGTCCCCCGCCGCCGAAGCACCTCATGTTCTGTGCTTCTGACACAATTATAAATTAGAAAATTCTAAATGTCAACACTGAAATTAGAAATTTCTAATAATCGTTGTATTTAACAAATTAGGAGTAGAATAATTGGATATTATGCTCACGCGCATTGTTGACATGTGTAAAATGCGCAAAGTAACACAAAAAGATTTAACCGACGCTCTCGGACTGCGTTCTTCGGCTTTTTCTGAATGGAAGTCCGGAAAAAGCAAGTCGTACACAAAGTATGTTCATCACATTGCATGCGTACTTGGGACAACCGCAGAGTATTTGCAAGGCACAACGGATATCATTGAGCCTCTTGACGATTCACAGTTCCGCGACTTGTCGGAAGATAAAAAGGAATTGCTCGGCCTGTTGCAGCAGCTCAACGAAGATGATTTGAAAACGGCTCTCCGCATCGTTCAACGTCTTGCGGAAAAATGATTTGCGTCCTCATTGGTCACGTCCCGCATGGAGCGTGTGGATTGAAATAATAGCAAAAACGATTATTATGTAGGAGGAAACAACATTGAATTTTAAAGAAAGATTCGGAACCGTATTCGGAGGCGTATTGGGAGTTGTTTATCGTATAGTAACATTCCTGCTGAGTATCCTGCCCTTGGTAATGCTTGATCTCCCGTTTTGGGCGGATTTTCTGATCATCCTTGCGGTCAATATTTTTTCAGCCATGCTGTTTGGTATACCGGAGCTTGCCTTGTGGATCGCCGGTCTTGTGGCGGCAATTCACGGCAAACAGGACGCGTGGGCAATAGCATATTATGTCGTATTCGGTATAAACGCGCTGAAAATACTGGTGATGTTTGTCCACTCTTTGATATCAAGCATTATCAGCAAACGTTATTGATGCCCCGCTTTCGCAGGGCATCACAATAACGCAGCGTGTTACTGCTTTTCGCTGTGCCTTTGCAGCAGAAGCGCAACGAGACGTATGTACATTTCCCGCTGTGCGGGATCGAGCTTTTGGAAAGTGCGTATAATTCTTCTTATCGTCCTGTCTGTCATGAGCTCCCCTCCTTTCTTCAGAAATTCCGCAGTCTGCCTGCATCGACATTAGCACATTCCCGGAAAAATAGAAACTGACAAGTTTTACCGAAGACCGTCGTTTTTGACGGTCTTCCCGTACATTTAGACGAACGGAGTGATCAAAAATGATCGAAACAAAACTTGAAAAGATGAAAGAAGCCTCCGGTATGACCTGCACCGAAATAGCGCTTGCCGCCGATCTGCCCGAAGCGACGGTGCGAAAGGTGCTCACGGGCAAAACGCCCGACCCGCGCTATGACACCCTCTACCGCATAGTAACCGCTATGGGATATACCATGAACGACCTCGTCGAATTCGACGTCAAAATTGACTGCGAGGAAGACTCGGAGGAATGCATAAAAATGTTGAAAAGGTTTTATGCGGACCGTCTGCGCGAGCTGCACGCCAATTACGCCGGATATCTCCGGTCGCTTAAAAGAGACAAAATGATAATTGCGATAGCTCTCGGAATTGTGCTTGTCCTTCTGTTTGCCGCAATAATAATAGATATCCTCTGCGGAAACATAGGCTGGATAAGACATTAAGGAGAAAACATGAAAAAAAGAAAAGACGGCCGTTTCCGCGTATCGGTGACGACAAACGGCAAACGAAAATACTTTTACGGCGACACCCGCGCCGAAGCTTACGAAAAGCTGCAGGCATACGAAAAAGACAAATCCCGCCCGAGAACCTTCGCCGAGATCGCCGAGGCATGGCAGGATGAATATTGGGACGGCTTCGCCCCCGGTACAAGGAACTGCTATCGCTCGTCCCTTGCGCGGGCGCTCGATGCGTTCGGGAAAGAATCTGCAGACGATATAGAGCCGATGAAAATACAAGCCCTGCTGGAGACACTGAAAAGGCAGAACTACTCACTAAAGGCTGTCAAAACTCAAAAAACAGTAGTGTCAACCATATATAAATACGGAATGCTCCGCGGCATGTGCCGCACCAATCCGGCAACCGTCACAAAGATCCCCAAAGGGCTGTCAAAGGAATTGCGCCTGCCTCCGGACGACGAAACCATTAAAAAAATAAAAGCGGACAGAGAATGGCTCTATCCGCAGATATTATTATATACAGGCTGCCGGCGCGGGGAAGCGCTTGCGCTGACATATGAGGACTTTGATTTTGAAAAGGGAACAGTCAATATAGATAAAGAGATAATATTCGAGTCCAACGAGCCGCGCCTTGTCCACCGCACGAAAACCCACGCAGGCAAACGAACGGTCCCGCTTGTTAAAGCTCTCAGGGAGCAGATACCCGAAAACAAAACAGGTGCTGTGTTTGATGATATAACCCTCCGCCGTTTCAAGACCCTCTGGGATAAATATTGCAAACGCCTTGAAATAGAGGTAACACCGCACCAGCTGAGACATGCATATGCAACCATGCTGTACGATGCCGGCGTTGATGTTAAAATCGCGCAGAGGCTTCTCGGACACTCCAGCTTGAAAATGACAATGGACATATATACGCACATCAGAGAGAGCCGTCTCGACGACGTAGCCGAGCAGCTCAATTCTTTTCTTAATTCCTGACCCCATTTTTGACCCCGCAAAACGTTAAAAACAGGCGAAAACTGGTTAAAAACAAGAAAAAGAAAACCGCTCAAATCCCTTGAAACCTAAGGATTTAAGCGGTTTTTGCGTTGGTCGGAGTGACTGGATTTGAACCATGCCAAAACCCAATCACAACAGGGTATTATAAGATTTTGACCCCCTTGAACGCATCAAAACATCTCAACGCAGCGGCGGAGCATTTCACGCTCGCGGTCATCATCAGCACTGTTCATAAGCTGTACGAGCTTGCTGCGCGTGTCTCTGCGCCGCCCGCCCTCATCTTCGTCACGGCTGTAATGTCCGCGGACGTAATGCATGTTGCTGTAACCGCCGTCATGACGGTCGCCCTCTCTGCTGTAGCTGCCCCACGAATCCCGCTCTCCGCCTTTGAGCTTCTCAATCTTGAGAAGATTTTTCAGCGTGTCGGAAAGCTTGTGGACTGTTTCGATATCTGCCATAGACAGATTTTCTTTGTGAGTATAATTCTCCAGCTCAGTGCACAGAGTTTCTTTCAGCCTGTCCATATTTTCCATAACGTCCTCCTTACGCTACACGCTCGACGATAATGTTCGCGTTTTGCACATTTATCGCCTGCGTGCTTGTGTTTTTGACCGAAATCTGCGTGCAGCACCCTCTCGGCACGGTTATGAATATCCCCTCCGTTATATTCCAGTAATCCCCGACTGCTGCCGGAGTTACAATAGCAGAGGAAGCGGGTACGGCTTCGCCGTTTATTGTCAGCGCCATAGATATAGCGCCGGCAGTTCCGCCGGCAGGCACCGCAATGTTGGCACCAAAGGTCACTTTGTACCGTGCCGATGCTGCGCAGGAGTTGACAATACCGCGTAAAGTGATAACGCCTGCGCCCTCTCTGTGGATAACATATCCGCGAGTGCAGGGAACCGCCGTTTCAGTAAACAGTACATTGCCGCCGGAAGCTACGTTCTGAACGGCATTGCTTGTATATTCGGGCATAGTCCGCCTCCTTAATAAGAGCCGCAGCCCGCACAACTGCCGTAGCAGTTAGGATTCTGCACCACATACGCCGGAATGGGCGTAGGGCTGAGAGCTGCGGTCTGATTTGCCAGTGCCTGCGTAATAAACGCATTCTGCGCATTCTGGCTGATCTGATTCTGCAGGACTCCGTTTGCGGCAAGAAGATCGGTGTTGCGCTGCTTGAGCGCATCGATCTCGGACTGACACATCTTGTCAAGGATGGTTTGCACACCTGCACGCTGGCTGTCGATTATGTCGCGCACGCCCGCGCTGATAGCGGTGCGGTTCGCACACGACTCGGTAGCCATAGTGTACTTAAGGTCCGCAATAGCCGACTTATTGTCGCAGCAGCACTGCGCAAGCTGAGACTGCAGGGAATTAAATCCGTTGCAAAGCTGGAGCTGATTTGCGGAGAATCCGTTGTTGACAGCATTGGTAACGGCATAAGTAGATTCACACATGCTGTTCTGCAGGTTCTGTATACCGTTCTGAATACTGTTGGTAGCAAAGCCCTCCTGAATGTCCGCGCGGGTAGCATAGCCCTGAAAAGCGCTGCCCTCGGCACCGCCCCAGCCGCCGCGTCCCCACATGAACAGAAACAGTACGATGATCCACCATGCACCGTTTCCGCCGAAAGCGTCGCCGCCATTGTTGTTTCTTGTAACCGCTGCGAGATCCGCAGGGGTCATTCCTTCGTTTACCATAATAGTCTCCTTTGTTTTTTATTTATCTTTCACGCGCGCACGTTAAGAACTAATTGAATAATTGCCGAAACTGTCCGGCAATGGACTGCAGCTGGTTAAGCTGCTGCTGCGTCATTTCGCCGCTGTCCAAAAGCCGCTGTATCTCCTGCCTCGGGTCGCCCTTAAAGCTCTCCGAAAACCTCTTGAATTCGCTTATCATCCGCGACATGGGATCGTTTCCTACCTGCCTGCCGAATGCGTTGAAAAAGGGATTACTCATTTTCTGCCTCCTGCCTGTCGCAAATAAGCTTCTTCAGCTCCTCGAATTCCTGTCTTGTCACATAGTCTGCCTCTTTCGCCCGGGGTGCGGCGGAAACGCGCTCCACCAAATCAAACGCCCGCAGCTGCGGCATGCCGCTCTGATCTGCCGCCTTGAGATAGACCACCGGTGCTTCACTGTCCCATAACTGCACAGTATTGCCCGGCGCTACCGGATAAGCCTTTGCCGCCTCTATCCCCTGCACCCATATAAGCCCGGTAGACTGGGACTGCTGCTGCGGTACGGCCGTCTGCATCGGCGCATACGTCGCGGGATATCCTGTGTAAAATCCTCCGAATGCCATTAGTAATCCATCCTTTCATAATAATAGATCGGCGCACGGTCGCCGCTGTCCCATGTGTCAAACCAGTCTCCGTTTTCCACGCAGACAACGTGACCGCCGAGAGCAAGTACATATTTTCCCCGGGGCTTGCTGTCGGCAAAAGCCGCAACGCTGCATGCATCCTCACATACTCTGCGCTGCCAGCCCTCGCTTTTGAGGTATGCACCCCATACAGCGTCAGCCGACGGCATGTCTCCGTCTCTCAGCGACTGTACAAACAATCCGGTCGCAGTAGTTTCCCAATCTTTGTCAAGCGCTTTGCAAAGAGCACGGACGACACAGTCGCCTACCCGTTTTCCCCTTGGGTTGGGGTTGTAAAATCTATACACAGCCTCGCCGCCTTTCCGTTAATATTGTAAAATAAAAAAGGCACCTGCGCCATGTCGCGCAAATGCCTTTTATGTGTCTCTTTCGGGTCAGATGTGAGCCGTTAATGTATTCATGCAGCGGTATACGATCCGCTTGATCTGGCGGTCGCTCATGCCGAATTCCTCCGCGAGCGGTTCAAAGCAGATACCGTCAAGCAGCCTCCGCTTCATAATAGCCCTGTCCCTCTCGGATAATATCCATTCGTCTATGAGCGCCGTCCATTTTGAGTATCCTATCTCGTCAATACCCATGCCACACACCCCGCCGCGATGATAACCGCCTGTACGATTACGACCGCAATGAGCTTGTTTGTCAGTTTCCGGTTGTGCCACATGGCTGTCTCATAAACGATATACGGTATATCTTTCATCATGTAACGACCTTTCCGTTTAATTTAGCCTCAGCCTATCTTGAGTCTTGCCCCGACCTTGCAGTGCTGCTTAAGATACCATCCGGCATTGTTATGACCGGACAGACAGATGCAGCCCTTGGGGATAGGCGTGTTGGATTTGCCGTCAACGATCTGAGTAATTATGCCCTTGCTGTTGACGATAACGTCAACACCCCACTTGTTAAAGCCCGTTGTCGCTCTTCCGTCCGTAATGAGGACAAGCGCATTAGTTCCTCTGCTTGTATTGATGCCCGTAATTTCACCCATGCTGATTTTCACCTCTTCTTTCGCAAATCCGTTAAGTCCGAGTTTCTTGATCTCGGCGGGGAAGTCTCTGTACATATAGTCCTGATCGCATGTAACACCCGCCACCTTGTTGGTGCGTATGGTGTTAGTCTCGCCGCCGAACTGCCACATGCCTACCATATTAGCGGGCTTGTATGTGCAAGCGTCAGCCCATTGCGCTATCCAGTGCGTATAGTGTTGCAATTCGCTGTCATACAAATAGCTGTCGAAAAACGATTTGAACGAATATACACCGACGAAATAGCCCCGGTCTTCAAGATAATCGCACCAAGCTTTTACCATATCGGTGTTCGCTCTCTTGCAGAGCTTTTTTTGTACGCTGTCTTCAATGTCGAAGTATATCGGCAGTTCAAACTGTTTACCGGCAAGACAGTTGCTGTACAGATACCGCGCTTCTTCGACTGCCTGCGCCGCGCTCTGCGCCATGCTGTACTGATATACACCCACGGCAAGTCCCGCAGCCTTTGCAGCCTTGTAAAATTCCTCAAACTTTGCGTCCTTGCCGCCGTCTGCAAACGGTGCAGAGTATGCCCCGCGCAGCACTACAAACTTTACGCCCTCTGCCGCAGCGCGTTTGAAATCAAAGTTGCCCTGCCAGCGGGATACGTCTATACCGAATACCTTACTCATCCCCGTCACCTTCGGTCTGCTTCTGAATATTCATGAGCACCGCGATAGCTACGGTCGTGCCGAACTGAATAACCGCCGCTGTAACCGCCGCTTTTGAAAAATCGGTGGTAATTGCGGTGAGCAGGGCAATACCCGCGCCTGCCGCGCTCTGAATGAGCGTCCTCAGAACTCTTTTCCAATTGAATTTCATTTTAATATCCTCCTTTATTTTGCCGCCTCTGTGGGCAGTTTTAACGTTTTGTGAAACAGCTCGGTCGCAACGTCGTTGCCGCCGAGCGCGTGATATGCCGCATACGCTCTTGTCAGCGCCTCGCGGGCATATATGGGGCAAAATTCCTTTGCCGTGTACTTGTCATGATCGCGGATTATCTCTGCACGGAGCAGGCATTGCATGCCGTCCTCAAGAGCGGCATACTTTCTCTTCATGTCCTCGTCCCGCTTTTTCATTTTCCGTGTAGCACTGATCGCTATCGAGACCGCCCCGCCGAGAACGAACGGCACCGCCCAGCGGATTATTGCGTCAACTATCGTTATCCACATTTCGCGCCTCCTCGTCGTAAATCAATTTTGTTATAAAAGCCCATGCCAACGTACGAAGCGCAAAATTCGTTGATATCGGAATATGCCGTTTTCGTCATATCATAATTGCCGTACCATATAGGCTCGTCCCCGTGAAACAACCGTATATATTTTTCATCGTTTGCAAGGTCATTTTTCAGGGCGACATAATGCCCGTATTCGTGACACAGGGCAATGAGCATTTTCTTTTCGCTTGAACATTTTATTCTGATTTGCTTCAGCTTCGGGTAAATCGCTCCGTCGTCTTCTGCGTTTTCAATAAACCTAATCGAATATTCGTTTGTCAGTTCGTTGTAATTCTCCGTGCCGATAAGCGTTTTGAACTTTTCAAGAGTTTCGGGGCTTTCCTCCGAGGGCGGAAACAGGTCTATAAGCGTACCGCCCACGGCGAAAAGAACAAAGAGACAAAAAAATATTATTAAACATATTTTTGTTGATTTTTTCATACTGTATACGCTCCCGAAGCATCAGCAGTAAAAGGGAAAGCAACAAACTTATCATTACCATAGGCAAGAGCCCGCCAATCACCGCTTTCGGGCAAGGTCGTGTTAGCCCAACTGATACCGTCAGCACTGTAATAACAAACATTTCCTGAACTGGGAGTAATAACAAATAATCCGTTTCCGAATACAATGTTTCTCAAATTTGCAATTTCATTATCTGTAAGAGTCCAATTTATTCCGTCATCACTTACAGCAACCTTATTGTAAGTAATAGCAACAAACTTGCCATTACCATAAGTAATAGCACGCCAATTGACTGAAATAGGCATTGTTCCCTGTGTCCAAGTATCTCCGTTATCTGTACTGTAAGCAAATGTTTGTGCCTTACCGAAGAAGTCTGTAGTTAAGGCAACGATTGTTTCACCGTTATATGCGAGTAATCCCCACGTTTCATTGCTGCTTGCAGTAGGTAAGGTTGAAAGTTCAGCCCAATTTTCACCATCAGTGCTGTATATAGCATAATTCTTTTCGCCGATTGCAATATATCGAGTTCCTGTATAAATCATAGCATTAATTCTGTGAGTATTTGAGGTTGAAACAACAATTTTATCCGCAGACATATTACCTTGCAAATCAGTATGACGACAAAATATACGACTTGTGCCAGAGGTTCCTAAGCTGACAAATTTTCCTGCTCCATAAGCTGCACAAACTGTAGCAAAAGAAAGGGTGCTTTTTTCTTCCCAACTTTGCCCGTCGGTACTAAATAAGAACTTTGAGCTAGCCTCTGCCGATGATGTTGCATCATACTGCCATTGATAACCAACGAAAACACCGCCACCCGATTTAACAATAGGGATTTTATACCGATATTCGTGAGTCACTGTGCCTGCCGCCCACGAAATTCCTTTCATAGCACTAATGCTTATTATCAAATTGCCTGTTACTTCTGATATTGTTATCGTCTTATCGCTATAAGCCGTCTCTGTTATATTTGTGCCTCCCATAGTTACGGATACCGTTGCTCCCGCCATTGAATACCCACTATCTGCCGTAATTGTCGCGGTATATGCAGAACCTTTTCTTATGCTCGTCGTGCTGTTGTTTGAAGTACAGTTCGTCAGCGTATTGGTAACGGTATAAAATACATTCGTGTAATTTAATTCGTTCGAGTAATCACTTTCGATGAAATTTTCACCGGTAGCGGTTATTTTGATTTTATAGTCGCCCGGCGGTACCTGATACTGCGTCAAATCGTTTACCAATGTTGTAACCTGTCCGAACAGCATATATCCGGTACCGGGGTCGACATATACATTGTACCCGGTCACAAAATTACCGTTGTTCTTATTCGGCGTTATTGTAAGAGTATCTTTGGTAATGCTTATAGTCGGAGCGTTAAGCTGCGGCTGGGCTCCTCCACCCGTCTCAATAGCCGTTATCGCCGCCGCCATTTCAGCAAGCTTGTATGTATCGGTGCTGCCGTTTTTGCCGCGTATAGCGTCGGCTATGGCTTTAATGCTGTTTTCCTCATACAGTTTTTTTGACATCAGTAGCTCACCTCCGTACCGTCCGGCAGCGCGGCTATTACATCTGCTACAATTTCCGCTTTGTCCGCCGCTGTCCAGTAGTCTGTTCCCTTGACGGGAGTATGCCCATCCGCGCCGGGTGCTCCCTGCGCTCCGGTGTCGCCTTTATCCCCCTTTGCGCCGGGTGCTCCGGCATCGCCCTTGTCGCCCTTGTCTCCCTTTGCAACGGTAGTGCTGATAACATTTCCGACTATCTGCACATTGTCTCCGGCAATAAGGGCGTTCTGCTTTGCATTCCATGTGGCAGCCTCTTCATCGGTAACATAGTGTACAATCTTTCCGTTTGCCCGCATTTTTCCGGTGGACGGCTGCACTCGAAGCCTACTGCTGTATGTAGCGTTGTAGAATCCGTCCGTAAGCAGTACGCTTCTCCACTTATCCTCAGTCGACGACTCCGCAAATACTCTCTCGATATCCTCTGTATAGTAGCCGCTCTCCGCGACATTGCCTTTGCCGTCAAATACGGCAATGCAGTCTGCATCCGCCCCCGGCACCTTCGGCATCTTCGTATCAAGTCCGGTCTGCACGTTTTTGACATCCGCCAGCGCCTTGTCAAGCGCGGAATATGTGTCTGTCGCTTCAATTGCCGTGTCGTTCTGCAGCACCGCCTCCGCGTAAATCTTAAACTTTGCGCTTGTGAGTCTCTCCCCACCGCTCCCGATGATGCGTACCTCGCATTCCGATTCTCCCGATTCGATCTCCGACGTGAGAAAGGTATGCTCTATGCGGTCGGGATACGCCGTACATTCGCTGTAATGCGTCGCTGTCGCGCCTTTTATGTATAATGTGGCGGTATAATCGGCACCGCCGTCCTCTTTGATGGGCAGAGAATAAGGTTTGAGACCGCTCATAAGGCGTATTACAACGCTGCGGGTCTTTGTGTCGCCAATTTTAAATCCCTCAAGAACGGCTTGAAAACCGCCTTTATTTGTGTCTAAAGTAATATCGTACATTTCAGCACCTCCGACACAAGTATAAAGAAAAAACGAGGGTAGGTGATACCCTCGTTTTTATTCAGTCTTCCTTCCACTTTCTCACAGTGGATTTTTTGATAACCTTGTGACCGTCAACGGTTACATCGCTGAGAATGTCGGCTATTCGGTCCCGCTCGTCTTCGTCGCCGTCTTTGTAAAGGTCTCTGTAGTATCCCGAAAGCAAGCTGCGAACTGAGGTAAAAGCTTTTCCCTCGGGGTCGTCGGCTTCCTTTTCCTTGTAGTAGTCCACCTTGAGACGGTAGTATTCTTCGAGCAGGTCGTAGTTTCCTTCCTCAACATCCGCAATAATGTCTTTTTTCGTTGCGGTCATGCCGTCGATCTGAGAAACGGTGTCAATGTCTTCGCCCTCGTCTGCACCGTTCTTCAGTGCCTTGTTTTCGGCGGAAACAACAGCGGCGACAACATATTCCTTGTCAAAGCCGTCGTTTGCTATGTCGCGTATGATACTGTCATATTTCTCATAGTCTCCGTCCATGTGCGCGGCAGCGGCTTCTGCAATACGAATGTCGTTGTCCTTCAGTCCGTCGATGACGCGGCGGCGGAAATCCTTCTCGCCGAGCCTGTCCTGTGTACGTGCGATGTATGTATCGTCGTCGTTCATAAAGGCGTAGTACAGCTTGCCTTTATTATCGCGCGTCTTGAACAAGTTTCGGCTCAGCCCGTTTTTCCATGCGGTGTCGGCTGCGGTATTAGTGGTGGTTTTTGTGGCGCTTTGCCATTCTGTGGCAATTGTACGGTATATAGCGCGGAAATCTCTTGTAAGGCTCGTCATGGCAACACCGCTCATGTCAGCCAATATGGAAAGGGCATCCCATGACGCCTCGGCTCTTTCCTTGGCGTTCTTGCTTTCGTCTCCCCAAACCTTTGCGAGCTTTTTCACCTTTGTCATAAGGTCTCCGATAATTTCCACATCCGGTCGGTCGACATTAAACCCGTTAAAGACCAAACTGTATATGTCCTTAAACCACGGCAGCAGCATGAACGGATTGATATTGTCTATGGAATTTTCAATAAGCGCCTGCAGATATTTCTCCCAGTAGTTTTTATCGTCATCGTCGTCTCTGAAAGCGTCCGCAAATGACCTGATAGCCGCAGTAAATATCCCGTTTACAATAAGGCTTGCAAAAATCCCCGCAGCTTTTCCTTTTTCTCCGTTCATCAAGAGGCGAATTCCGTCATAAGCCATATTCAGCGTGGTCATAGGCTCTGCCATGAATTGAGTGATAAACTTCTCGAACGCTTTTCCCTCTCTCATTATCTTAGAGCGGGCGAATATGGAGTCGTATACCTGTGTTTTGTTTGTGATTTCATCAAAGCGGTCTCCCGCTTTTTTGAGCACATCCTTGTAGGTATAGTCTGCGTTGGATTTTTTGAAATTATCAATCGCTTCGTTTCTGCAGGCGTTCCATATACATGCCCATGTGACTTGGTCTAGCTTTTCCGCGACCCAGAACTGGCCCTCCTGCACCCCCTTTGCAGCTGTATGACCGAAGGTGTTTCCTTTTGCGCCGAGGTCTGTAATGGTTTTGCCTATAGACTGCTTGGTGTTGATGTCAACACCGCCGAGCTGCTTGACCACCCATGTAGAGGCATACTGTGTCATTTCGGCAAGAGATTTTCTTTGCTGCGCCTCCGACATGGTCTTTGCCTTTACGCCTATGAAATACTTCGGATTGATTTCCGCAAAAGCACGCACGATAGCGCACGGCTGCTGAATTGCAACAGCTATATTCAGTCCCGTTCGCGCAGCCTTCACCGCACTGAACAGCCGCATATATGCCAAATCTCCGTCGCTTCGTATACCGCCGTTTACATCCGTAAGGAATTTCATCATTTCGCCGTACAGCTTTGAGCCGAGAACATCGCGCACTCTTGTACCGCCGTCCTCAGACTGTGATGTGCCGTTGATGACTTTTGTAATGTCCTCAAGGGGAAGTGTAAACGCAGCATATGCCGCCATGTCCGATGCGTGTGTCTGATATACGTCAACAAAACTTGAGATAGAGAGTCCCTGCGTCGCATTGGCAACGGTCTTGATGGTAAACTTGCTGTTTTTGAGCTTTGCGGTATTCTTTTTCGGGTCTATGGTGCTCCTGAGATAGTTGTTGTCAACCGTCAGAGTTATATAGTTGTCCTCGCCGAAAAGCATGATGTCGTAAAGTTTCATGGAAACAGCGTTACCGTCCGCAGCTATTACGGTAGACATGTATTTCTGCATCTCGTCGCCGAAACTGCGCATATCATCGCTGAGTGTCTTACCGAATTTGGTAAGGTCGTTTTCCGTAAGCGTCATCATATCCGCATTGGTATAAACCGTCTCTTTGCCGTCTACTACCAAACGCATTTTTCCGCCTGCAAGCCTGAAGCCGTCGCCGAGCAGATGCGTGCGGCCCTGTCCTCGCTTGGCTGTGAGATACAGCGTCAGTATTTCGCCTCCGGTGAGCCGAGCTGTTTTGCCGTTATCAAATGTAATGTCAAACTTTTGGTTGAACATTTTTTCTTTGATACCGTATTTCTGCGCCGTTTCTCTGTATTTATCCGCATACTTGAGTATAAGCCTGCCGCTGTCTCCTTCGGCTCTCTGCAGATTGCGGTAGAGCTGATAAAGCGTATCGCTGCCGGACTGCTTGAAAAGCTCATAGGGCTTCAGATTGTTCCAGAACAGTATGTTCGCCGTGCGGTCTTTCGCGCCGCGCACAAAGTCGCTTCTTGAAACCTTTTTGTTTCTTGCGTCCTTTGCCTCTCCCGCTACCTTTGCGGTAGTGTCGGAAACGCTGCGGCTGCTTCTGAAAAGCTTGTTTGCGTCCGCGATTTTTTTCTGCACTGCCTTGGTAACGGTAAGAACGTCCTCCAGCTGGTCGGCGGTAAGCATGTATAGGGGTCTCTCACCGATCGAGTGCTGCAGGTCCTCAATTGCCCGCGCAATGTCGGATACGTCAATGTAGTAGGTGCTGTCCGCATTGTCGTATGTCTTGTAGTACGAAAGCACCTCGGAAAGATAGTCCGCGGCTCTGACATTTCTCTCGCCGTACTTTTCGATAGATGATAGCTTTTTCTCTATCTGCTCCGCAAGAGAATTGTACCTGTCAAAATCCTGTTTGAGCTGCCCCATACGCGCATCTGCGTCGGCATAATCCTTTGAGCCTTTGTCATATTGCTTTATGCGCTCAGAGAGCTGAATATACTCCGTATACGCATCAAGGTATTTTCCGCGCTGCTTTTCAAGGTTGGCAATCGCGTTTTCAGCCTTTGCAATGCGTTCGTCGTAATTCTGCGTCCGTGAGTCTATCTGCTCGCGGAACGCCTTAACAATGTCTCTCAGAGCGCTGGGGATGTGCTTTGTCTTGCTGTCTTCCTTGGCAAGCTTGTCAAGCTTATCGATGCGTTTCGCAATGTCCCGAACGATCTCGCGCCGTCTGCGGTCTTCCTCCCGCTGCGCAAGCGTGTCCTTTATGCCCTGCGCAGCTTCCTGATACTTCTGCTTCTGCGAGCGCAAAGCCTCTTTCCCGCGAAGCCTTTCCGCAATAACAGCCTCTTTCGATTTTCTATCGGCAAGAGTTTTGAAGGTGTCATATCCTCTGTAGCCGTAGAATTTGCTGTCAAGCCGGTTGAGCTTCTTAACAAGCTGCGCCTTTTGCTCTTTAAGGGAGGGAAGAACGCTCCTGTCCGCACCCTTGGTGAAAGATGCTTCCTTGATTTTTCTGTTGACCTCGGCAAGCTCCTTCTGCAAAGCGTTCGCTTTCTTAACCTCAGACTTCAGCTTTTCGACAAAGCTTTTTTCCTCATCCGTCTCGGCAACAGCTTCCATGTCCGAAACAAGTGTATCCCTTGATGTTTCGGTCTCTTCGGAGAACTTCAGTCCTTGAACGCGTGGGGAAACGCTTCCTTCAGCCTTTGTATGAATTCCGTCTCTGACTTCGAGTCGCGCAGTATCTCCAAACCCTTTTGTGTCACTTCGTAACTTTGCTCGTCCGAAGTCGCTCTTGCGAGTTGCCTTGAAACTTTCCGCATTGAATCCGTAAACTTGTCCATAGTTTCTCCTTTGTTTGATGAAACGTTCAATGTCTTTTTGCGATAAACCTGTGGTAGCTGCGCCACTAAAAAATTGCTCCTTGAGAAATTCCATTTCCGTTGCATTATCCGTGTTGAAAACCAACACCGATTCATACCTCGGATTTTCAAATGTGCCTGAAACGAATACTATCTTGTTGTTTACCTCAACAGCATAGCTGCCGTCCTTGAGGCGGCTGTCCCTGCGCTTGCCTGTAAAGATCTCTGCAACGGCAGAGTTCAGTTTCGACGCATCTTCTCTTGTAAGAAGCGTCCTTAACCATCCGCGTCTATTATAATCCCTCACAGACATATTTGCAAGAGCTTTTTCGGATGCAGCCTTTTCATTTTTGGCAAATTCGTCGGCAGTTTCTTCCGACAGCTGCAATCCCTCTTTCTCCGCCTGCTTTTCCAGAACGTCAAGATTTTCTCTCGTCTTCGCGTTCTCCGCCTCGGCGAGAGCATCCCTCATGTTCCGTATGGAATTCTCAAGAGCGTTGTCAAATACCTCCTGTACCTCCTCAAGGCTTTTGAGTGCTTCTCTGAGCTTCAGCGCTGCATCGTGCAGCTCCTCGTTGCCGCCGTACATATCCGTCTGTGCCTTGCGAAGATTTGCGATAAATTCCCGTACCTTCGTGACTACCTTTACAAACAGATTTGCGTTTTCCATGGCAAGCTTTTCAAGCGCCTTGCTGTCGCGCAGCAGCATTTCGCATCCGTCCGCAATGACCTCATCCGATGCCATGGTATAGCCCATGTTGAGCTTGTTCATTTTGTCTTTGACAAGCGCGTCAAAATCAGCTCCCAAAGCGTCGCGGATGTAGTCTGTCAGTACGTTGTAATCGGCTTCGCTCCACACCTTTATGGAGTGCGTGACCTCATGCGCAAGCGTGTGACCGAGAATTCCGCGCACATCGGTTGCGTTGTATGCTGCATCAGCGCGCAGATATATTGTGTTGGTCTTCTCATCATACGCACCGTTTTTCAGCGTTTCGCCGATGCGCTCCCCTTCAAGTTTCGCATCCTCGGAAAGAAATTCAACGTCATATCCGAGCTTTGCCAAAGTGCGAGCGACATTTTTCGCTCCGCTTTTGTTTTTGCCGAGATGTTCTTCTCCTCGCACCTCGCCCTTTGCGCGTCCTCTTTCCTGAATAACGCGCTCGGCTCTCGCCTTGATGTTTCTTTTCATTTCGCTTTGTGCTCTTGCTTTTACTCCCTGCTCGATAGCGGAGGTCACAAGCACGTTGTTGACTTCGGCATTCTGCGTGAAATATATTCTGCTCTTATACCCTGCTACACGTTCGCTGTTCTTTGCCGCTCCGGTCTCGCCGAGAGAGCGGTACAGTCCCCACGTTGTAGCGAACACTCCCTTGTCAGTGCTGTTTGCATACTTGCGGTAGGCGCTTATCATTTCGTTAGCCTCTGCGTCGGTCATGCCTTTCACGGCATTGACAAACAGCGTTTTGTCCTTTGATGTAAGACCGAATTCGCCGCTGTCAACCTCTGTGCCGTCTTCAAGTATGTACTTTGTTTTTCCGCCCTCTCGCTTAATGCCGTATATGCTGCTTGCGTTGTAGGCTTTTCCCTCGGAAGACTCCTTGGTTTCGACAATATCATTGATCATATTGCGCACCTCGGAAGTCTCTGTGCGCTTCTGCACGGCTTCAAGCGCCTCAAACACCTTGCCGACGTTTTCCTCTGTAAGAACGCCGTTTGCGGAAAGAACGGAAATGGCGCTGACATCGGCGGTACCCGTCGCGATTTGCGCAACCAGTTCCGCAAGGCTTTCATTTTCTACAATAGGCATTGCAGCTTCCTTTGCCGCTTTCCGTTCGGCCTCGACAATATCCTGTGCAAGCTTGCCCATGTTTCTGTTCCGAGCCGCGTTTCTGACCTTGGAAACAAGCTTTCCTATGCCGCGGCCCTCGGGTACTTCCTCTGAGGCTTTGGATATGTCAAAACCTCGCTTTTCAGCGATTTCAAGCAAATTTTTACCCGCGTCAGTGCCGGTGATAGACTTACCGATATTGGTCTGATTTTTTATGTCTTTAACACTGTTGCGGGCGGCGGAGACTCCTCCTCCGATAACAGCAGCTGTACCGCCAATAATACCGCCTACAAAGCCGCCCCACGCCTGATCTACGGCAGAAGCGAGCACATCAAGAAAAGCTTTCTTTTTGGCTTCCTCTCTGCTGAGTCCTCCCGCCTCATAGGTGAGTATTGCGTTAGAGAACTTTGAGTGATCTTGATTTATGAAAGCATCAGAGAAGCGGTTCATAATTTCGGTAACTACTTCTTCACTGCCCTCGACCGCGCCCTGTCCCAGCATTTTCAGCAGATTTTTATCTTTTACAAAAGACTTCATGAACGACTTGAAGCTTGTAACGTCAAAGCTGCTTTCGAGAAATTTGTCAACGAGCGAACCTATTGATATTTTCTCGCCGAGATATTCGGCAACGCCGGAGGCAAAACCGTATGCCAGCGCCTCGTTCGTAGTCGAACCGTTTTGAACAGCCTCCTGCAGACCGCTTGAAGCAGCTTGCCCGGAGAGAATAACGCTTGCGACAACCTGACCCGCCGCGGGACCGAACGCATAGCACGATCCTACAACGGTAGCCAGCGAGTTTATTCCGGATGAAAAGCCGCCGTATGTGCTTGTCCAGAATTTTCTTGCCCTTTCGGAAACGCCCGCTTCCTGCATGGCTTTGTCATATATTTCCGTCTGAGCTCCGATGATTTCGCCGGAGATGTTTGTGGCATAATCATCATAGGTGTTAATCGGGCGAAAACTATCGCTGCTGTAGTCGCTGTGCCCTATAGAATCCATAAGGTTGAAAATATAATCGGTGCCGGAGACAAGAGCGAAAGGCACGGCTGAAATAGCCGAAGCAATTCCGCCGAGAGCCTTACCGACAACGGGGACGCTGTTCACTCCCTCAACTGCTGTCTGAACTGTCTCCTGTACTTTTGCCGCTCTTTCCTTGTCCCGCTGCAGCTTTGCGTAGTCTTTAACAGCGTCATAAGTCGCCCCGGACTCGCTTTTGAAATTTTCTTTCAGCTTGTTCAACGCATCGCTGTTCTTAATTTCGCTGTTTATCCGGTTCTTGGTTTCAATGCTGTATATTCCGTCTTCTTCGGCATAGCTTGTTCCGTATTTTTCATCGTATTCTTTGACAATATCAAGGTACGGCTTTTTCTTTTCGGCACTTACAGTGCTGTTTTGCGAAAGCCACTGCATTGCATCAGTGACTTTTTCAATAAAATTGATTTCATCGTATGCTGATGCTGCCGCACTGTTGTATCCGCTGTATCCCTTATCAGTCGCCGCTTTGTATGCATTCCCGACCTTGCGCTCATAGTACAGATTTTCCCATGACATGGCGGCGGCGCTGCCGTTGTCGTCGGTGTAGTAATACGCCACATCGCGTCCGGCATAATCATTGTCTATCATATTACGCAGCTTTTCCATACGCTGCTGGTTGTCTGCGTATTCTTCTGCGTAATCTCCGTAAGGATTGAATGAAGACACATTCCCGTCGGCTTCGGCGAGTTTGATTAACTCCTCATTCTTCTTTGTGAGTCTGTCGATCTCTTCCAAAGCGATTTTCTGCTTGTATGACGGACTGCCTTTATCTTTGATTTTTCTGAGTATTTCATCGTCTGTCATGGTAGACACTTTGTCTTCCGTCAGCAGCAGTGAAGAAAGATAGTCTTTATCTTCGGATGTCAGCTTTCGCCCCTGATACCTTCGCCCCTGTCCCATTTCATTGGGGGCTGCTCCCGCATCAATCGTTCTGTCGGAAATAGCGGCTTCGATATCTCTGTATTTGCTGTTTTCGTTAAGTCCCGCTTTTTTAAGCACACGCTGTGCCGCTGCTCTTTCCTCGACGATTTTGTTGTATTTATCCCGTCCGCCGGCAGCTGCCGAACTGTTGAAATAATCGCTGAAAGTCTTGTCGTCCTCGGTCGTGTCGGTATCAATAATTGAGTTGACATTCTGCAGAGCGGCAAGATAACCCTCCGGAGTCAGAAAAGCCTTGTTATCCTCAATGCTTTGCTTTATCTTTTTTGCACGGTCTTTGTAGCTCTGCATGGATACCTTGAGTCCGGGAGCCTGCATATTTTCATATTTGCTGTCAACTCCCAAAACATACTTGCTGCGCTCGGTGTAATCCTTGTAATAGTCATTGTAAAGCGATTCAATATCCTTGGAAATTGCGTTAACCCTTGATGATATTACAGTATCGTTCACACCGAAATTGCTTGTAGCCTCAAATCTTCCGCCTGCGGATTTCTTTTTGAAATTCTTTGTTGCTTCAAATGCCATGTCAGCCTCCGTAGATTACATGTATCTGTCTTCTTTGATTCTTCCGACCGTGCTTCCGATAGGTGATTTTTTGGTAAAGCGCTTGCCGTTAACGTAGTACGCCTGATATGCGTTCTTTGTGCCGTCCCATATCCAGCCCAGCCCGTCGGTGTCAAACCATACATTCTGCTCGCGCCCGTTCACTACATCGGTGTAGCCCGATTTCGTCAGCTTCTTCCCGCCGACGTTGTTGGGCTGATAGCCGTTTGAAAAGGCTTTTTCTGAATCGTACTTGCCGTTAGTCATAACATCCGGGTTCTTCGACCTTGTGTAAGGATTAACGCCTGTTTCGATAGCCTCTTCTTTGCCGGCGGGGTTGGTAAAGTAAGTTTTTCCGTCTTCTTGGTACTTGTAGTTGTACAGTATAGAGTCGACTTCCTCTGTGTCCGCAGTATCTCCGTTTCTGTTCTGCCGCGACAACGCAAACTGTCTTTCCCACTGGCTGTCGGATACCTTGTCGCGCTCTTTCTGATACGCAAGCTGCTCCCTCGCAAGGGCATCGGCGGCATAACTGCGCTCCAGCTCAGACGCACTCTTGTATTCGTCAGAGGCTATATTGTAATCCTGAAGAAGACGGGCATATTCGGTCTGATCCGCGTCACCGAGGGCATTTGCCTTGTTCAGCATATCCTGTCCCTCCTGTACATATCTCGAATATGCGCTCTCGCTGAGCTGAGGCACAACATCATTGAGCTTTTGCATATAGTTGTTGTATACCTGCTGTCCCGCAGTCTGTGCATAGCTGTTGCCGTACCCGCCCGTAAGCGCCGCAGCCTGTCCCATTGTATCCTTCATGGCAAGCCTGCCCTGCCTTGTGTAGCTGTCCTTGTACTGGTTATACACTGGGTCGGCACTGAAGTCGTATGTAAACTTTCCGCGGTTAACATAATCGTTTATGGCTTTAGCATACTGCGACGCATATGTTCTGTCGCTCTGCAGGGCAGCGCGACGCTTTGCAAGATCTTCAAGCGCCCTGTCGCTTTCAAGCGCATATTTGTTTCTCCGCTCATCCGGATTGTAAGCCGTAACTTTAATGTTACCCCCGCCGCTCACTATTTTCGTTGCCATTGTTTTTATCCTCCATATTCAGAATTTCGCATAAATGCTTTGCCCACTCATATAGCTCTTCGATGCTTGCCCCTTTGGGCGGTTCTATAATAATCATCCCGCATACTCCGTTTCTCTGTAAACAGATATTATCTTGCAGTCTCCGATACCCTCGAAGCGCAGCCTGTATCGGTCGCACCGCTGAGGAATGAAGAAAATATCGATCGGCATGTCATCGCTGCCGGTATATGCGCCGCAGCTTTCCCATTCGCCGTCATCGTATGAAACAAATGCTGACATTACGCTGCCGCGCGGAAGCTTCAGCTTGATCTTTATTTTGTTTACTCTCTTGTAGTAAATATCTCCGTATCCGAGGCTGCCTGTCTCAGCATACCATTTGATGCCGCTCTCGCCTCCGCTTACGGTGAAAATCTTGCCGTCGGAGCCGAGAATATAAAAATCCTCTGCGCAGCGCATCATTTTCAGAGCATTTGTGTTGTCTTCGATGTGCCAAAGCTTAATCTGAGTGTCATAGACCAAAAGCAGATATTCGGTGCCTCGCCGTGCGCTGACGTAGTATTTGCCCATGTATGCCCCGCCTACAGCATCGTCGTATACATCGTTTCCGAGAGCGGCATCAACCTTGACCGGAACTCCGCCCGAATATGCCATAAAACCGTCGTAAGAATGGTAGTAAAGCACCTCGTCGACCACCGCGACCGACTTGTCTCCGCCGGGCTTTATGCCTCTGTAATTGTATGTAACAAGCTGGAAGGACGAAGGGGAGGTTCCGTATACTCTCACAATAGCGTTTTCCTTGAAGAAAATCGGATATCCGCCGTAAACAGCCGCTCCGGTCCATGCTCCGTCCGAACCGACTGAAGCAGTCCATGAATCCATTGCAGTGCCTTCGTACTTGTACCAGTTTTTCGCATCCCCAAGGGCAGAGCAGTATATTTCGTTTATAACGTCCTCCGACGTCTTTCCGTCCTTGTGTCCGTAATAGCACCCCCACAGGCGATTGTTGCATTCCACAACAAAATCCATGGTCGGCACTTTGCGCGATATCTCAACGACAGCATCGCCGGCGACGGTTTTTGTTATCACCTTGTTCAAAAATCCGTTGAGTATCAGCCCTCTTTCCGATATCGAGCTGATGATATAAGAGCCGTCGCACTCGTTGCCGATGCCGTCAATGTTGATGCAGTCGCCCTCGGAAAATCCGTCAAAGGGAGCAACCTCGTAAACGCCCTGCAGATTCTTCTGCCTCTCTCCGTTCCGTTCTCCTATGTATGCATACTCTCCGGCGTTGTCGCGCGAGTCCGAGCTTGCAAAAGAAAGCATAATGTAGTTCTGCGTCTGCGCTACCCATTCATTTAGGGCGGACGAGTATGCATACAGCTTTCCCGTGACGCTGTCCCGCCATCTCATGCCGTTTGCGGGATTGTCGGGCTTTTCGGTCACTACCGCTGCAGCTGCGGCGCTTTCATATGCTTTAACCACATACCCGGTGATTGTAATGTACCGTCCCTTGACCGCATATGCCGCAAGCCAGTCGGCGGCAGTGCCGTGACCTGTCAGCACAAACCCGCCTGACGGCACGGTTACGGAGGGCTCTGCCGTGTAGCTTACAACCTTGGTCACGATGCCGGAGCTGTCAACATATACGTTGATGCCGTGTTCGTTATATCCCCCGGGAGGATTGCTGGTGATTATCACCATTTCGTTCGTTCCGCGACCGTAGGTTTCTCCGGAGCCTCCGGTATACTTTTTGTTTGCCGTTTTACTCGACAGCGGAGAGTCGTCAAGCCGCCCCTTCTCGTCGCACGGCTCCATCCTAAAGGTAATGTATCTGCCCAATTGGTCGGCATCCGAAACCTCGGTGTTCCTGTATACCTTTGTCGTATTTGAAAGCTTCGTAAATTCTGTTTTGACAGCCCCTATGCGCACTGCCTGCGGAAAGGCATACACATACCCCGCCTGAGCTACAAGCCGCGTTTCCGCCGCATCTCCGCCTATTTTCTGCGCCGCTTTTGCATCTGTTCCGTCCCTGTTGAGAAAGCTGACATATGTTTCGGTGCCGTCTTTTGTCACGGCGGCAACAGTACCCTGCTTCAGTCCCTCTCTCGTGCCGGATGTGTCGCAAGGCACAAAATCGTACACACCTGTAATTCCGGTTGTGCCTCTGCCGTCGCGCACAGCCAAAAGAGGGTAATATTTGGATGTCATGTTGCGCATGTCGTGAAATTCGCTTTCGCTTATGCGTACATTTGCATTGTATCCGCCGAAGGTATCCGTGTAATAGGTTTCCGGCGTTTGAACTTCTCTTGTTTCCATCGCTTACCTCAAAATCTTATGTAAGACTTTCCGTGCACGTGCGTCCGCCTGTACCAGTTTGCAAAATCCTCATAGGCAGACGAGAAATTCTGTACGGCTGCATTGTATCCGTTGCTTTCTCCGTTGCTTTCATATATTTTTGCTTTTAGATAATAGTCGTATACTTCGCCGTAAACGTACGGTATGATAAGCTCCTGTTCGCCGTCTGTATAAGGCGTAAATTCCTTACCGTCCCAATCAACGTATTGAGTGATAATTTCGTTGTGTATTTTCGCGTCAAGACGGCTCAGCCATTTTATGAGCTGCGCGTCGTCATACTTACCGCGGGTAAGCGCTCTTGTCTGAGCAATAACATCATTGATTTTCATATCGCACCTCCATGACAAAAGTATAAGAAAAAAACGGGGGTAAGTGATACCCCCGTTTTCAGTTAATCCAGCGCCTTGGTTTTCGCTGTTTCCTGCAGCTTGCGCCTTGTTTCCGCGGCTTCAATCTCGAATTTTTCAGCCCCTTCGAGTATCTCAGCGACACTTTCGGGCACCTCCACATATTCTCCGCGCTTTATGAGATAGGTCTTGCCGTTGTCTCCGACATACTTATCTTCTTCAAGCACTCCCGGAACATATGGAAGTTTGATTCTGACTCTTTTTTCTGCCATGTTAAAAGCTCCTTTTAGTTTGCACTATCCGTTGCAGAGAACGTAGAAGCAGAGATAACGTCAAGAAGTCTTTCGGGGTAAAGAACCTTTGCAACATGCATAGCCTTCCAGCCGACAGTGCCGAACTGATTAAGAGGTCCGCCTATCTGCTCTGCCGATTTGACAATAGACTCCATGGTCATGCCGGTAGGTTCAACAACGCCGAAAGCGTCTTTGCCGAAGAAGAACGAGTGATATACGGCAATGGCGGAGGTAGCGGTGTTCATCTGAATCTTTGCCTCGGTAGTCTCGATGAAACGCACTCCGTGCAGCTTGCCTATTTCGCCGTTGTATATCTTTTCGGGGTTAGCGTATTTCTGTGCCTCTACCCATCCGCTGTCCTGTCTAAGGTCATATGCAACGGAAGGATGAATTATAGCAATATACTCGCCGTTTATAGAGGGAGTATTCTGCTGCTTGAGTATTGTTGCCGCTCTTGCAACATCTGTAGCGGTAAGCTTACCGTTTGCAACAGTAAGCGAGTTTATGTCGGCAGCACCGCCGACACGGTACACGTTGGTGTTGGTAAGAAGCACATCTCGGGTAAGAAGGTCGAGGGTACGCGCTGCCTGATCTGCATGCTCGTTGACCGTCTCGGAAATCAGAGGGTCAACAGCAGCCCACATTACTACGTCAGTGAGAGGAGTGTAATCTCCGTACTGTGCAATAGTTGCTGTGATAGTTGATATATCAAGCTTGTTGCCGTCGGGGATAAGTCCCTCGGTGAGAGGCGTAGTAGCAGCCGCGAATGTCTTAAACTTACGCCATTCAACGTTTTTTCCGTTGCCGGGCTTAAGGGTCTGCTTTTTGCCGAACTGATTGAACACATACTTTGCGCGTGCATTTTCGAGCAGAGCAGTGTTGTAAAAAGTTTTCATTTCGGCAGACAGATTGTTGCCTGTCGATGCGTTGGTCGTACCGTTAAGGTTTGACACACCGTATGTACCTACAGTAGGTGTAAGAACTGCGAATCTCTGAAGATTAAAAGTAAACATCATTTTCCCTTTCTGCGGGGAAAAGCTCAGAATGTTACAACTTCTCCTCGCTTTGCTCTCTCCATGTATTCCTGTATTTCTGAGAGAGACAGTTTTGAAATATCTTTTTTAACTGTTGCAGGAGTTGTGTTTCCGAGACCGTTTTCAGCTACCTGTGCGCCGCTTCGGATGTTGTTTACAACATTCGCTTCCACGGCATGAGCGGTGTTCTTCATCGCTTTTGCTATTTCGTCGTCAAAGCGGGTTGCTTTGTATGCGTCAAGGAGAGACAACGACGCGGTCTGCGCAAGCTTGGCAAACTGAGGATTTGAGTCCAATTCCGTCTGCAGGTCGAAATCGGGAAATCTCTCTTTTACCTCCAAAACCTGGCGGCCTATTTTCTCTGCCAGTTCACGGTTTCTGTCCGCTTCTTCGCGCTCCTCAAGAGCTTCACGGGCAGTCCGCGCATCTGCAGAGTATTTCTCAAGCATTTCCTCTATTTCGGGAGTGGTGCCGTTCCTTTCGGCAAGATCCTCGTAATAGCTTTTGTCAGCACTCACGGCAGCCATAATAGCGTCAATGTCCTTTGCATCCTTGCTGTACTTTTTGGCAGCGCGGTCTACAAGGGGCTGCAGCTTTTTAAGCGTGCCCTGTGCGTCCTTTTCCCGCCTGAGGCGTTTCTCAACAGCATTCTTTACCGTCTTGTTGATGTCCTCCGCATACATTTCGCGTATACGGTCGTAGGGAAGTCTTTCATCCGCCGTGGGAGTCCCTGCGCCGGCAGTATCGACTGCCTGTGCTCCCGCAGCTTCGCCGTCGGCGACCGGCATACCGGCAGCATCTGCGGTACTCATAACCGCACCTGCCGCCTCGCCTGAGATGTCGCCGTCGGCAAACATCTGTAAATTAAAATAAGGCATAAATTAATCCTTTCTCCGAGTTAAGCCCGTGACTCTGTGTAGATTATAAAGACAAATCACACATAGGTGATAATCACGTTTTCGGGATATTTTTCCGAAATTTCGGCAATTCCTCCGGCGGCGAAATCGTAAAGGGAAGTATCTCCTCCGGATATTACAAAATTGCCCTTGTCATGTACATCCGTTGCATACATTGCAAGAGTTTCCAGCAGCGCCGACACTCCCGCGCAGACTATATCCTGCCCGGCGGGAGCATACCCTGCATGACCGCTTGCCGATATGGACGGCACATCACGGTCGTAGATAACCTCTATCATCGCGGCTGCGTCCTCTCCTGTGCGGCATCACGCGCATTTTGCATACGTGTATCCTCCGCCGCATTTCCCGATACGCTGACGCTCGCCTGCTGCATCTGCGGTGCAGACTGCTGTATGTTGCTTGCTATCATAGCCGCGGTCTGAGGCTCGTATTTCTGCGCCAGTGTCAGCGCAATCTGCTGATACTGCATAAGCTGATCAAGCATAGTGCCGTTTGCGCTGATTTTCTGCGCAATATCATCCTTACCGTAAAAATCCATCGCATCGAGCAGCATAAGGCTCTGGTCAACGTTTTGCGGATTAAATACGCCAAGTCCGTAAAGCTGCAGAGCAAGCTCATTCTGCGCCATCTTGGTATACTCGCTTGATTTTTCCGCCGTAACGTCAATGTCAAATTCGGGGAGACGCAGACCCATATCGGCTCCTGTTCCGCTCATCTGAGGCTGTGCTCTCAGATCGGCGTTGGAATACTCTACATACTGAGGCTCGCCGCTCTGTCCCTGTATGCGGAAATACCGCATTGTATCGTATTTCTCGCGCATAAGCTCAATAACGAGATAAATGACCTGCTTATATGCCTCATATGTGGCAGATATACCGTCACGGCTCTGCTTTGAGCCTGCCTCCTGCATAGCAGCTATAGCGCTGGCGGCTGTGGCTCCGCTTGTACCGCCGTTGTTAACGTCTCGGTTGCCGGTTACCTCCTTGAGCTCACCCGTTTTATAATCCAAAAATGTAATATAATTGCCGCCGAGAGAGCTGTAATCAACAGGTCTTATGCTGTCCTGTCCGAGAGATCCGCCCGTGTGGATAAAATCATTCTGCCAGTCAGCAAATTCCGACTCGTTTACAGCACCGTTTTCTTTGATAAAGTATCGGGGCTTTGCTCCGCAGACAGTATTTTTGACTATAGCCTGATTGATAATGTCGATCTCTTTTTGCGTGTCCTTGCCGTAGTCAAAGTATCCGTATCCGGCAATGCTGCCCTCTATGTCAAAGAGGGTGTCAAACACAAACGGATATCTGCCGTGCTCATACCATCCGCGCTCACTGCGCGACTTGCCGTATGGCTGCTCTGTCAGCTCGCCGTACTCGTCCGTAATATAATGCTTGGGCAGCTCCGTATCGTTTTCGGTGGCATACAAAACCTCGTCGCCCACAAATTTGCAAAAATGCAAAACAGATTTGTAGCCGGATCTTTTTTTGTAGTACCAGTCCACAACACAGGATTTGTTTGATGCGTCAACGGTATCGTCGTATATGTACTTTGACACAAGGCTCTCGTTGGACTTGAGCTTGTCCTTGAGCTGCGGATATATCTGCTGCAGCACATCATTGTCCACCAAATCAACGACAAAAACGTTTGCGCTGTCCTGTATGTCTACAACACCCGGCTCCCAAAACATACGCAGCAAATCCATCTTTTTTATGGCGATGTCGCCTACGCCGTTGTGCTTGGACGAGTCCCAAAACACACCGTATACTCCGGTGCCCTGCTTGAGCTTGTATGTAACAACGTCGCGGTATACATCCTTAAATCCGTTTTGGTCAAGTATAACGGGGATAACATCGGTAAGCCGCTGTGCCTCCGCCTCATCATCCGGCATACGCGGCAGTATGTTTGGCTCGGGAAAAGCGTCCATATAGTCCGCCCGCTTGGATACCACAGTGTTCCACAGCCACGCGGAAGCGAGACGCAGGTCATGCTTGGACACCTCGTTGTAGCTCTGCCATTGCTTGAGCTTCCAAAACTGCTCATTTTCGATTATCCTTGCCTCAAGGTGCGATTTGGCGCTTTTGTACTTTGACAGTATTTCCGCAGCCTTGCGCACCTCGTCTCTGCCTATGGGCATATTTTTAACACTATCCTCTTTTTTGCGTAAATTAAACACGTTTTACCTCCATGTGTGTAGCTGTGTCGAGCGGGTCGATAAATACACAAAACTCCTTGCGCTTTGCCGGGACGGGAGAGATCGGGCGTGACATGAGGAAATACCGCGTCTCGTCGGCTATATGGTCCTCACCGTCCGTGTCCAAGTCCTCGGGCTTGGTCTCGCTGTACTGCAACAGCGGTATAGTCCGTATAAAATCCTTGCAGTTACGGAAAACATACATCATCGGCTTGCCGCTCTCATCAAAAGCGAGTCTGTAATGCATCTGCATCCAGCCGGATATACGGTCGTTAATCCCCGGCTCAAACAAAACACCGTGCCGCTCTGCCGTCTCATTGACCGATATGCCGCGGGAGCCGTCCCAGATAGACGGGTCGGCAACCCCGAATATTGTCTTGCCGCGCAGCCACGGATGCTCCCTCTCAACCTCGGCGATTTTTTGGAACTGACGCTCAGGCTCCCACTTGAGTCCCTCATTAGGTGTGCCGTTGCATCCGTAAAGCTCCAGTATGCGGTACACAACACCGTCACGGTCAACACCCCACCAGGCGCACGAAAACGGCTTCGCATAGCCGAAATCGTAGCTGCGGTATATTTTCCAGTCCGGCGGCACATCAAACGGCTCTATGACGTGAGTCCACTTGCCGTCCATGTAGTGATCGGGATCGTCAACAAAATCCTCAAAAAACTGTCCCTCGAATATGTTCCAGTCGCCCTCAAGCCACGCTTTCCGGAGCTTAGGCGGCAGCGCCTTAAGCTGCTCTACGTATTCCGGCTGCTCCCTCATGAGCACCTTGTTGTCAGTCACAAGCGAGCGTATAAAGCAATACTCCTCCGGGTTTTCCCGGTCCTCGTATTTTTTGTCGATAAATATGCGCTTGATATACGCATGCCCCTGTCCTCCGGGGTTACAGGTGTAATACATACGCTTGGGCAGACCGTTTGTGCCGCGCATGCAGGCGGTGATTGCTCTCATCTGATACTCGGACAGCTGCGTTGCCTCGTCCAAAAATATTATGTCATACTCCTGTCCCTGCAGGCGGTCAAGATCGGAGTCACGTGCGCAGTACGTAAATGATATGGTTGACTTGTTGGGCAGCATGAGTATCTTGTCCTTATCGCTGTACCGGGCGACGCCGTAAAGCTGCTCGCGCAGTATGCGTATATGGTTGTTGACAAGCTCCGGATACGTCCGTCGTACAATCAGACAGCGTATGCCCGGATATCGCTGACACAGCAATATGGCTTTTGCACGCCCCGCCCAGCTTTTCCCGCCGCCACGTGCGCCGCCAAAGCCGATGTGCTTTGCCTTTGCCGCCAAAAACTCCGCCTGCCGGGGAGACGGCGCCGGTATTGTGATCACTCGCTCCATGCGTCGGCACCGCCCTCAATCTTGATAACAACGCCCGCACCGTCACTTTCAAACGCTTTTTCCAAATTTTTAATCCTTGCCTCTTGCTCTCGGAGATCGAGATCGGTTACGATGCCCTGCACGGACTTAATATCCTTGAGCGAGTTAGTCAGCTGCCGCAGGTTGCGCTTAAGGTACTCATCATCTGCCGCATATGTCTCAATCCGCTCTATAAGAGCATCGCACAGCTCGTTAAGCCTCTCCCGCCTCTCACGCATGGCAGCCTCCACCTCGGCAGAGGACACAGCGGCATTGCGCTTTGCAAGATCGCTTGCCCCGGCGTTAATCATAGCTCGGCGCAAAGGGAGATACTTAACTCCGTATTTGACCGCAAGATCGGTCATATGCTGCGAGCCGTTGACATACTCGTCTATGCATTTTTTAAGCACATCGTCGGGGATTACTTCACGTTTCGGCATTTTTTATCCCTCCTGTTAGATTTTTACTGTGATTTATGGCATCAAGCCACATTGATATTGTATCTAATGCCCAAAATAAGTGATAACTACGTTTTACAAGCCCAAAATATCAAAATGCACAAATTAAGCGCCTTACATTTGTGCAAGATTTTATGAAAAACTTTTTCAAAGCCTATTGACTACCCACTCATTGAGTGGTACAATAAAGACAACAAAAGGGCAGAGCCCGAAAAACAGAAAGGGAAAACAAAAATGGCAGTAAGAAAGATTTACGGAGTATCAAGCAAATACAATTTCGGGACATGGGATCACCGCGTATACGTATTTGACGACAAGGATACGGCTCAGGAATGGCTGCACACCGAAGAGTACGACTTCCGCGAGCGCGAGCTGATGTCGAAGACCGCAGCTATAAAGCTGGCGGGCAAAAAAGCAGTAGACAATGCAGCAGGCTATGAAGATCTGCGCAACTATTGATTTTTAAGGAGGACGACGAATAATGAAACTATCTGAAGCAAAGCGTCTGCTGATGGACGCGCAGGAATGCAAAGACCTTGAGTGTTACATAGCAGAGTGCGGCGGCTCTCTGCCGAGCGACAGCTACTATGAGGATGTCGATAAGGCTGTAGAGACTCTAACGCTGCTGTACTCCTGCAGGGACGGCATAGACGTTAATGACCTGATCAAGCTCCATGGCGGCAGCATGGCAGAGTTTGCGCGGGATTACGGTATACCGCTCCGCACCGTGGAAAATTGGGCAACAACGTCGAAAGAACACCGCGAGCCGCCGCAGTACCTTATGCGTCTGATCCTTGCGGATCTGCTGGACTAACACAATACAAAAAAGACCGGGGATTTCTCCTCGGTCTTTTTTTGTTGCTCTTATGCTTTATCTGCGGCTCGGTTTTCCGACAAGTTCCACGTCGTTATTAGATACCCACTGGTGTCTACCGCGCTCTATTGACTCATAATAGGCACTTTCTGAGTCTATTTTTATCGGCGTGACAATTTCGCCTATTTTGTAATGATGCTTGGGTTCTGTATTTCCGATTACTCTGTATTTTTTGCCTAAAATGATTTTTGCGGGAGTGGTCTTCGTCAGCCGCTCAAACGCAATCTTCGCGCCGACCGCAAAGTCAAACTTATCATCGGGCGAACACTCAGCTTTTGCGGATTTTTTGACTTCTCCGTCCTCGTAAAGCCTTGCAAGCGTCTCTTTGCCGTTTGTGGTAATAAGGATTCTGGCGTCGCAAAACGGCTCAAGCAGCTCCTCTACAAGCTGCAGCTCTGTTTTCTCGCCGAAACGGTTGTGCCCACTAATACTGTAGTAACGCATGATTTCGTCGCACTCTGTCACGGTAAAAACAAGACCGCAAGCGTCTGCTACAGCTTTAGCGATAATATATACTGCGCCGGAGCTGTGGTCTTTGTCAATGCCGCATACCTTCAGCACGTCTTTCCACTCTTTAACTCTTACTTTGTCTCCAACCTTAAATTTCATAAATCTTTCCTTTCGTATTTCCCCAAGACCGCCTCATAAAGCCCGCACTCCCGATAGCCCTTGATCCTGTTGCAGTACCGGCAGCGGTGAGCCACGGCGTGTCTCTCGGTTGCAAAAATATTTTTGATTGTCGTGCGCCGTATAACGCCCTCACAATATATGGTCGTCGGCGTTTCGCGGATGTAAAACGGACACTTTGCACTCTGAGACTCAGTTGCCATAACGCTCAAGCCTCCTTAATGATCACATCGACACCGTCAGCATCGGCATCCACGATCCTGTGGTATACCTGCGTAACATACCGCCGCGAGTCATCTCTTATGACCCCGCAGCTTTTAAGCGCATCCAGCACAAACTTAGCGCTGCTCTGTATGTTGTCCGCATCCCGCCTTTTCGTGCGCTCTTTCCAGATTAAGCATATTTCGCACGGCACCGTCACCTTGCGGCATTTGCCCTCCGCAATAGCCTTGTTTATGTAGGCACATATAGCCCGCTCAATGTCCGCCTTAAATTTGCGTCCGGTCGACCAGTGGCTGCGGCAAGCATATGTGTACTCATTCAAGCTCGGCAGCTGTATCGGTATCTCTATATGATTCGTCATCGCAAAACTCCTTCAGAACGTCTGCGGCGTAGCGTATACCCGCCGCAAACTCTTCCTCATCAGTATAACCGTCCGCTTCGCGGTATAGATAATCTATCGCTTCAGCGTATTTTGTATTTCCGTCCATTTCCGTTTAAACCATGCGCGGTATCTTTCGCAATGCTTTATGTGTGCGCAGTTTTCCCGGCTCCCGGGGCTGCATTGCATGCAGGGATACCCCTTTCCCATAGCTTTACTTTGCTCTATGATATCACGCTTTTCCCCGACGGTCGACTTATTGTCGGCATTTTTGTCCATTATCTCACCGTCCTTTAAAGTCAAGCTTAACAATTTTGTATTTGCGGTCAAAAGTGTTGCTGCACCCGCGGGAGAGATATGTATAGATGCTCTCGATCTTGATCCCGAGATAATCCGCTACCTCATCGACCCTGCCCACCATAACCGGCAGCTCATACTTGTCGTTGGTAACAACGGCATAGTATTGTTTTATCCTGTTGCGCTCACTCATTTTTTACCTCGCAGTCTCTCATACGCGCCACCGTTATGCTGTTTGCCCCGGAGCGGGGCACAAGCTCAAGAGAGTTGCGCCATCCGCCCTCATGCCTGTCGTACCATGTGTTGATGTGAGCTACGGCATACTCGCCCCCGCGGAATATAACCGTCCGTCCGCTTTTGCAGGCTTCCTTAGCTTCGTCCGTTGTCATGTCGTCTCCTTCATACTACTCAACGCGCTCCACATCATAAAGGGATAGCAAAAGAGGTTCACAGTCCTCCTGTTCAAACACCGCGATATGACCGCAAATCAGTGGGCTGTCTGTTGTTACTGTTACAATTTTCCCGATCTCAATATTGTGATTGGTAAAAAGGTTATTCACTACCTTATATTTTGCGCCTCTAACGAATTCTGCTTTTTCGCATGTCAGTTTGTCAAACGCACGCCGTGCCTGATCTATAAAATCAAACTCTTCGTCAGGCGAAACGGATACCTGCTCCATTCTGACAACCACGTCTCCGCCGCAAAGTTTTGCAATTGTCTCCTCGCCATCGGTGGTAATAACAATTTTGTTTTCGACCGACTCAAGCAGCTTTTCCGATACCGTCCGCGTCTCCTCACCGTCGCATTTTTTTACAGTGTACCTGCGCAAGAGCGGATTTCTTTTTATGACGGCAAACACAGCACCGTCATCCTCATACATTATGCCAGCAGTGCGAGCAAATACGTTGACCGGGTCGTTATCATCGATCCCGAATATTTTCAGCGGGTTATCATACTCTTTGATTTTAACTTTGTCTCCCACCTTAAATTTCATTTTTGTTATCCTCCTCATCAGTCCAGTCTAGCGCCTGTCCGCACTCGACGCAAAACTTCGGTGTATCCCACGACAGGGCGTCTACATAGCCGCAGTACTGCCCGCACCCCGGGCAGTTATATTCAATACTGTTTTCCACTTGCAGCGGCTTTTTCGGTATCTGGTTTTCAACCGCCGCTGCTTCTATTCCTTTTAGCAATGCCTCAGCTTTGGTCATTTCTACACCCCCATTCTTGTTGTTACAGATATCAGCCAGCCCTTCAAAGTCTTTGCCCTAATCAAGGCTGCTCCAACGGCAGTGTCAAAACTTTTGACTTCAAAGTCTTCGCGCACCACCAAATCCTCTCCCCAAACAAATTTACTGAATTGGTCTACAATGCCGAGGCAATCAGCGAGCGCCATGTTCAGTTCATCAACCTTTTCTTTTATAGTTGTTGGCGGTTGCGGGCGCTCGCACGCGCATACATTGTTATTCATACATACCTCACTGTCTCTCATTTTCTTTCCTCTCTCACTTTCCCGAAAAATAAATTATCCAGCGTATGAAACATCAGCGCAGTCAAACGCTGATATTCTTCGAGGCTCAGTTTCTCCCTGAGCCGCTCGTTGATAAGCACTATATCCCTTTCCTCTGTCATAGCTTGTTTCTCCTTCCGTTCTTTCGAGCCTTGCGCTCCTCGTCAAATCGTTTTTCCGCCACCCTACGCACTTGCACTCTACCAATGAGCCGTGTATGTTTTTGCTTTTGCTCATTCTTCCTTCCTCCTTGATGCCGCCAAAGCCGCCGCGAAGAAATCATCCGTATCAAAGCTTGAACCTTGAGGCACTTCTTTCGCTTTGCCGATATGCTCCGTCTCGCTCCATTTTTCGCAGAGGGAATACCAGTCATCGACAGGCTTTCCCTCTTTTGTCTTCCATCCGAGCTTTGAATAATAGGCAAAGAAACGCTTCGGATTAACGTTTAGCCCTCTTTGATTGCAATATGCAATTACATCTGTCAGTGCCGGTGCCGCAGGCACAGTGTAAGTATTAGTGTTATTTACTTTACTTTCCTTTACTTTACTTTGTCTGTTTTTGTATACATTTTCCGCAGAAATGTATACATTTTCCTCCGAAATGTATACATTTTTTTGAGTTTTGGCATTAGGAACAAGAAGGTATGCTTTTTCGATTTTAACGATTTTGCGGCGGCTGACCGCGTCAAGATACCGTTTTTGAATTCCCGCGGAAGTCAAAACACCGTATCTTGAATAAATCGTATGATCGAACATACCCCTCTTGATCGAGACAGATACAATCTCGGACACAACGCTTTCCTTCAATCCCACCTGAGCGGAAAACATAAGCGCCGTGTCGTCATCCCACCTGCAGTAGTAGCCCTCGTCTCCGTATATCTTCTGGAGCAGCTTCACTACCACGGCGAAACCCGTCAGCCCGTACTCAGCCTCGATTAGCCTAAACTTATCGTCCAAACAAACATCGAAAGGAAAGAACCCGATACCGTTCTTCATAATTAAAACCTTTCGCGATAAGTTATATGATGGAACCTCCTACCAACCGTCCGGGATTCGGAACCCCGTCCAACGAGTAGGCAACCCCATGTTTTTCCGAACGACCTACCAACCCCCGCAAGCCACCGTGACTTGGAAAACGGATAGGCAACCCGGTAATCTCGGAACGCCCTACCAACCACAACAGGACTGCCTCGCCTGTGCAACGAGTAGGGAACCCCACACGTTTCGGAACGCCATGCCAACCACATTCAGCCGCTTTGACCTACTGCAACGGACATGGAACCCCATGCTTGGAACGCCCTGCCAACCACTCCGGACACCCGCAGTTCCGGGCAACGGACAGGGAACCCCTGCTTACATCGGAACGATATACCAACCACATCAGGCATCTTCACCTGTGCAACGAGTATACAACCCCGTATTCCTTTGAAAGCCGTATGCCTCCAAAAGTTAGTAATTTAATGATACTGTAGTAAATAAAAAAGTGATAATGCTGTTTTTCGTTGAAACAATAGGTTAAAGAAAGAAATTTCAGAACGGCAATTCTTCGTCCGTCGATATAGGCTCAAACTGTGCCGGAGGCTCCGGAATATCATCTGTGGGCTTGTCCGCCGCTCTCTCGCTTTTGGAGTCCACAAAGTACACATCCCGCGCTATGATCTCCGTTGCCGTGCGCTTCTCGCCGTTCTTCGTCTCGTATTTTCGCGTCTGAAGCTCTCCTTTGACACATATAGACGAGCCCTTGCCGAAATACTTGCAGACAAACTCCGCCGTGTTCTTCCACGCCACAACGCGGAGAAAGTCCGTGTTGTCCTGACGTGATACCGCCACATCAAACGATGTGACCACGGTGCCGTTTGTCGTTGTCTTGAGCTCCGGAGCGGCGCAAAGCCTGCCCCCGATAATAACCGTGTTGAAATTGAAATTCGCCATTACTTGTACAACTCCCCTAACTGTTTGATAATTTCCCCACCGTATGCATCCTTGCATATTTCGATGAACTCCTCCGGAGTAAACTTGTCTGACAGATCGATTTCTATGTCGTTTACAAAGCTCCGACGCCCCATTTCGCACGATCCCGTGAGATAATGATGCCAGAGAAAGTAGTCCTCTCCGGGGTATTTGACACCGGGATTGAATTTTTTACGAAATTCGGATATTGTTTCGTCTTTATCCATACGCTCAAAAAGCTTGTTCTGCAGAGCTTCACGGGCTTTCTTGAGCGTTTCACCGTGGGAAAAACACCCATCGGATTTAACAACATAGCACGTGGTTTTAGTAAAATCTCTGTTTAATATGTAACCTTTAGCAAGATTGCCCTTAATCCGCTTGACAATGGTCTGTATCCCGTCAATGATATATACGGGTTCACCGCAAAAAGATTTGATGCCGTCGCCCGGACCTTTATACTTGTTGCCTTCGCCCCAGAGGTCTACGTGAGAAGTC